CATCGCGTTGAAAATCCAACACCTACTCCGTTCATCAAAAAATCCATCGTCCATTCTGCACAGTGCACCAAATCATCTTTGGTGTCAATGGCGGCACAATTGTTGAGTGCAGCAGAACCACGTTCGTACGCGTAATCGGTTCCCATCATCCAAAGACCACGACCGGGAGGCAACCATTCCATATGAAACATTGAGATAGCCATATCGTGTGCATAGGTCTGCCATTCACGGTCCTCCCAATGCAACGTGTTTCGACAAAAATGGTCTTTGCGGATAGACAAGACACCTTCAATCACTCGCACCACCACATCATTCCATGTCTCATTGTTTCGAGAATATGTACGACGAAATACGACTTCGCCTAGACCATTGAATCCAAAATGAGGAGTCAGTTGCATCAATTCATCGTGTGTCTCCTTGGACAATTTGAATCGAGACAACACTGGACGAATGGTCTCCATTATATACTGTATTCGGATGGAGGGTTTAAATCCTTTAAAGGTTGAAATTATAATAGTTGGTGGCGTGGGTCTTGTATCCATACGAAAGGTCTGGATTAATGGGAGGCGGTTCTTCTACCGTGACAGGAACATATCGTAAGTTCTCTGGCTTCAACAAAAAAGCCGTTCCGGCCTGACTGAACAACGTCGTATAGGCTTGTAAAAAGACATCGTTGTTTTGGGCACACATACACCCCATTTGTACACCGTATTGCATGACAATGGAACTGTTGTAATTGGTATTTTGATAGGATAAATTAGGGTAGGCAACCGTCATATTTTTCTTATTGTATTCAATGAGCTCGTCCATATCAGGTGTATGAACTACCTCGTTATAAGGAAACGTGCGTAAAAAGGCGCCTCCACCTAAGATGTTGACCAACTCTTCCAGTTTCGTTCCTTGAATATGATTGTTTTCCACCTTGTCTACCGTAATAATGACTTTTCCAAGAAGATCTTTCAAATTCACCATACCTAAATTACGACCTTTATTTTCATAACTGTATTGATTCGACAATAATTTGGAATCTAAATATTGGACCAAGGCATCGGCGATTTGATTGTATACTTCTAAATGGGTGCTTTTGATTCGAAAATGCAGAATCAACGGGTCAAATGCATTGGGACACGTGTCGGTGGTCATGGCGCTGGATACGGCTTGGACTGAAATCTGTTGAATGACATCCTCAATGGGAATGGAATTGTAGGTTCCTTTTTCTGTAAACTTGGTAGAGTTAGAGGTTGCCACGACTGCCTTGTCATTGACATAATAGATTTCGAAATCCAGAACACGATACCCTTGTTTAATCACGTTGGTTAAGGCGCATAGGTCAACCCAATCATTTTTGAATTGTCCGGTAGAGCAGCTATTGTAAGAAGATTTGATGTAAAAATCTCGTAATTTATAATTGAATCGGTCGTCTCGTTTCCCAATCCCGGTGATGGGTGCTATATCCACGGAAGAACACCGGTGTTTCATTTTTTGACGAATGACGTAAAGGAACATAAAGACAATCAATACAAACGAGACTAGTTTGGAAAGTGTCATCCAGTTTCGTGAAGTGTCCATACTTATAAAATTGAAATAAAAATTTTAGGTAGACGAATCACATATCAAAGATGAACGAAATTGAAATCTCAGGTTCTAAGTTTCGCGTGTTCGAAACGGGAGAGATTCACCGGGAAATGAAATCTGGTTCGTGGAAACCGGTGAAAAATTCCGCGAACCATAACCGAGGATACAATGTCATCATGATCAATAAGAAGCAATATATGAGAAGTCGTTTAATGCTTCTTGCATTCAAAGACGCGTTTAGGCAGTGTGAAACAGAGAAGATCGTGATGCATCACATAGACGGTAACTGTTTGAACTGTGCACTATCTAATTTAACGGTAGAAACGTACAGTTCGATTAGTTATTATCGAACGGATACGAAGGGTTGCCAATACGACCACTTGAAAAAAACCTACAATGCATCGATTACGCTGAATGGTGAATTGATTCAATTGGGGAATTTTCCTACGGCGGATGAAGCACACGACAAGTATATCAAGACTCGGACATTGTTACAAGAATGGACTCGTCAAGCCCATTCGAATTGATTTCCTAAACCTTTTTTGTGACCTAATAGTAATGTTGAGTGACACGCACAAAATATATGCCTTTCAAGGAGCCATATTCTTAACGCATATGGCTTATTTAGCCATTTTTTTCGGCATTGCCATTATAGACAAAGCGTATCTCAGTAATTTCAGTACATTGATTCAATTCGGGGTATGTATGTTCCTCATTTATAAAACGTTTCCCTATCAAAAAATACATCCCTTTACAAGATTCGACCATAGTATCATCTTTTATTGTGCGACCTTTTTACTGATGAACGTTGTTGCCATGGAGATGTATACGGCGTTTGTCCTACCGTTATACACCAACGCAATCCAGACAAAAAAACAGTTACAAAAACTAGCGAACCTCACGCCAAGACCCCATCATTAAATGGTTTAGGTAGGTACTATCTAACAATGCAATGTCTTTGTGTAAAGTTTCGTGGTAAACGGTCGTGATGACATCGGGACCACATACCCATAAGATTTCCGAATGTGTGATTGATTTCAACAAGGTCAACCGACGGATGCATTCGAGGATGACTTCTTTCAAAAAAGGGTGTTGAGGTTCCGATGCAAATGCATAATTGGCAACACGAACACTGTATTTTTTTTCGCGAGGTCCTAATTGATAGAGGGGAACCGTTTTTTCCGTAAACAAAACAACGGGAGAGGTGGGAATGTGTTTTCGTATCACACAATCACTATCAATATACATCCCTCCATGATAGTATATGTACAACAAACGTCCCAAATCGCATTGAATCACCCAGTGCGGAATTCGGTCCCAGAGATTCGCCAATTCGGGTGAAAATCTAGCCACTAAAGGTAAAATATCCTCTGGTCCTAAAACCCTATATTCAGAGTAGGTTGAATTGTGTTGTATTATTTTGGGATTCGGTTGACCCGTTTCACCAGGTTTCATATTCCATAAATAGTACAGCATATCATACACGATTATATTCTTCGCCAAATGCGCGTTATGGGTTTATCATTTCATAATATTTGTGAAAGTTTTTAGTAGGCGCATAAGGAATGAGTTGAATGGATCTCTGTTTCAAGTATTCCTCTAATATCGGAATGTCATTTCCTAACCGTTTATATTCATCCTTGGGTAGTAAAATGGCCTTTACAAAGGATAATGGTATTTGTCCCTTGAAAATCACCTCGTGGCTCATTAAATAAACATATTTTGTCCGCTTTGTTTTTTTTTCTACATTTTCATGTAAATCTTCAAGAATTTTCTTTTTCAAAGGATTCAAATTGGGTTTACGTTTTAGATTCCCTTTTGAATGCCGGATTCTTGATTCGCGAAATTCTACACATTCACCAAAGTTTACGGAATCGCAAATATACATTTCATTCCTTTTCGCGATTGAAGTATCCATCACAAATAGGATAGGATTATAAGCCCATTTCATATCAGGATAGACCGGTAAACCATCCCATATATAATGACAATAAATACCGTTGGGTATATCCATGGTGTAATACATTTCATGATCTGTAAAGGTGTCATCCAATCCACCCGATTGAAGAATAGCTTTTAGCCCATGCATATTCGTACCGTGCGTAAAATATTCATACATACAAATACTGAATATAAAAAATTGAAACGATTTACAAGAATACTGATTCTTGATATTGACTCCAACAATTAAAATGGACCGCGCTGAATACGAAGGTGCTGAACACTACCAACATATCCTTTCTTTCGCAATATCGAGAGAGAGGATATATTCGGTGGTCCTACATCTCGACACTGGCGACAGGAACTACAAGGAAGAACGATTCTACAAGCCATTCATGTCACGCAACGATAGTATGCAATGCTTTGATGACTTGCGTTACATCAGAAACCTGTCGCCTCAGATAGCGAACGATCTGTTCAAGAACTATTCTTCCTATTAAGCCAAACACGGATTCACTTGTCAAGTGAATCTTTTTTATTCTGTATCACAAAATTGGAACGATTTACAGGAATACTGATTTATAAACTGCGACCATCAAAATGGACGCCAACCAGACTCGCTGCCACAACAACAACCAGACTCGCTGCCACAACAACAACCAGACTCGCTGCTACAACCACAATGTTTATTTATCCATAACGTGGATAAATAAGCAGAAAGAAATTAAAGTGGTCATAAACGGCATTGAAGAACGATTCTTCAATACATCAGCCGAGGCGCTCCAATTCATGGAGGACATTCGTCCCCAGAATGCGCGCGAACGGTTCAATTGACCGAGCCAACTTGGGGGAAACCCCTTTTTTTTGAGAAAACAATGGAACTTCCAACAACCAAACGTCATACAACTCAATCTAAATGATAATAACGGTCTCATCAAAGGTAACTGATTGAATAATATAGTTGTATACCGTATGCATCTGAATATTTGGCATCACAAAATTGAAACGTATTTAATTTATACTGACTTGTGAAATTGAATCCATAAAAATGGAGAACCTAGCTCAAGGCAACACGGAATTTGGCGACTATAATGGCGGCCAATATATCACATTTGGATACGGCTGGTACTATTGTGGCAGATCCAATGGCCAAAACGGTGTGCGCAATGATGCACTCAAGCAGTGGATTGAAGCGTTGCCTGAAAAGGAGCGCGCGGTACTCGAGAAAAACTTAGAGGCCGAGGCCCAAGACAGCGCTCGATGAATTCAATCAGTGGATTCTTGAGCAAGGTCTGGTCTGATCGAGCCAAATTGCCCTTTTTTATTTTAATTTTGATTTTTTTTGAGAAAACAATTGAACTTCCACAGAACAACGTGACCAAAAACGGACAACCATTTTATGCCGTTCATTTAATCTAAAAACGATACATAAAATTGAAACAAAATAAAGAAGTACCGATTGTTAACTGACAATAATGGGACCAATTGATTTCAATTACACGAAGATAATGAATTATGAGCGTGCCTACTATGGCAATGGCGAATTCAGCAAATATCACGGTGTGTGGTTCTTGTCTGGCAAGAATGACTTGTCCGAGGAACAATACCCTGCGCTCAATGCTGAGCTCAAGAAGTGGATTGAAGCGTTGCCTGAAGAGGAGCGCTCGGAACTCGAGAAAAGCCTGATCTGACCGAGCCAACTTGGGGGAAACCCCTTTTTTTATTTTAAATTTATTTTTTTTTGAAAAAAAAAATGGAACTTCCACAGAACAACGTGATCAAACTATTTACCAACCATTTGTGCCGACAATTCAATCTAAAAACGATATAAAGACACCTCAAGGTAAAAAGTAAGTTCGTGTAGCTCAGTTGGTTAGAGCGATGGTCTTATGAGCCATAGGTCACCGGTTCAAGTCCGGTCATGAACATTCATCGATGAATGTACTGAGACGAACAAGCTGTTCTTCGTTTCCATACAGGATAATCGCGGGAGCCACGTCAAAGATCAGTTCATAGGTCATTCTATCTAACAAAGGAGTCATATTGATTTCTGCTCGAATTTGAAACGTTTCATCCACAATGTCGGCAATTTCGTCACTCCATACGGCGGAGGTCGTTAAATGTAAATATCCAGAAATATTATCGGATGAGAACACTTGATTGTTTTCATCCCATTCATAACCGACCGATTTCATCAGATGAATAATGTGCTCTTTTTGGAAAGGTATTCCATGAATGGCAATTTCTTTCCCTAAATAGGTAATGACCCTATAAGCGAAATAGCATTCGAAATAGCATTCGTTCTGATGTTGTGCCATAGGTATGGTATTCAGTGCCTGCATTGCGGTTTGCACCAACGATTGACTCGATTCAGACCACATTTTTATGTCTTGCAGAAGAAGGAATCGACTTCAATTTTAGTATTTAAATCTTTCCTGTGAATAGAATGTATGGGGAATAGTCCGATCCAACGAATTAGTTTCGAAGACGTTCAATATGCCCAATCGGTGGGACAATTGATCATCAATACCTTACCCGCCAAAGAACAATCCATGCTTATTTTGAAAACAATGAGTTGTGAGATGGAGATTCAATCGGTGGAACGCGCCATTCTTTTGAAAGAACCCATTCTCATTTACGGGAGACATTGCAACGACGAAACCATTTATGTGAAATACGACCAAATTAAAAAATTGGGAGGTCGCGTCTATCTCTATGTTGGTGGATTGTTTGAATGGTTATTGTTGCAGGATATTTATGGAGCGGAACACTTTCAAACGACTGGAAGCACGCTGGACTTGTTGAAATACAAACCAAGTAATGTATTAAATACAAAATATCTAACGTATTAAAATGGCGGGTGGTTTATTAAATTTGGTTTCTGGGGGTACACAAAACGTCATCATGTATGGCAACCCGCAAAAGACTTATTGGACAAGTACCTACAAACAGATTACTAATTTTGGATTGCAAAATTTTAGATTAGACTATGAAGGGTTACGCCAACTTCAACTCACGACAGATACAACCTATGTGTTCAAAGTGAAACGGTACGCTGATTTACTCACGAATACGGTCTTTACGATTCAATTGCCCGATATTTACAGTCCTGTATACGAGAATCAACCCTATGAATTTGCGTGGATCAAAAACATAGGCGCGATGATGATTCGGTCGATTCGTTTCACCATTGGAGGGAGTCTCATTCAGCAAATGTCCGGCTATGACATTGTTGCATTGGCAAATCGAGATTTAACCATGACCCAAAAGGAAAAATGGAATCAAATGATTGGCAATGTATCGGATTTGTACAATCCTGCATTGAGTCGAGGCGGGCTATATCCCAATGCCTTTTATGAACAGAGAGGAGCGGAACCGTCGATTCGAGGGCGACAATTACGAGTGCCCTTGCCAATTTGGTGGGGCTTGAATTCGCAACAAGCCTTTCCGTTGATTTCTCTTCAATACAATGAGCTTCAAATCGAAGTCACGCTTCGTCCGATTCGTGAATTGTTCCAAATACGGGATATTACCAATTTGACAGGCAATCCAAACAACGTGATTGCGCCCAATATGGTGATTCCAGAACACCAAATGTCCCGATTTTTACAGTCGCCACCGGATGGCCCGTATGGTGCATTTAATCCATCGTGGAATGAAAATACCCATTTGTCGTGCACGTATGGTTTCTTGTCTGAAGACGAATCCTATATTTTCGCTACCAAACAACAGTCCTATTTGATACGTGAATTGTATGACACTTGGTTTTATAGCGTATCGATTACGGACAAGGTATGGTTGCAAAATTCCACCAGTTTGGTCCTTGCATGGATGATGTTTTTTCAAAGATCGGATGCCTCGGAACGAAACGAATGGAGCAATTTCACCAATTGGGCCTATGACTACTTGCCTTCAAACATTACACCCACCGACCTTTCCGATGCAAACGGAAACCTAATGTATCAAACGGGACAATATGCCCCCGAAAATCAAAAAGATATTTTACAGGCATTGGGTATTTTATTTGATGGTTCGGTACGGGAAGAAGTACGGTCAGGAACTCTTTATAAATATGATCAACAATACCTAAGCATTCCAGGACAAGGCCAAGCTTCTTTAGATGGAATGTACTGTTATAATTTTTGTTTAAATACGAGTCCATTCGTCCTCCAGCCATCGGGTGCGGTCAATTTATCCAAATTTTCCGTGATTGAACTTGAATTCTCTACCATAACTCCACCTGTAAATCCAGAATTAAATGTCCTTACCATATGCGACCCCTTTTCAGGCCAATCCATTGGGACGAGTAAAAGTGTGGCCAAATTGTACACGTATTATTACAATATGCTTGTGATTGAAGAACGATTCAACGTCATTAGTTTCATTGGGGGAAATGCCGCCTTGATGAATGCACGATAATCTCGGTTTATAGTATGCTTGTTTCGATTTGCAATTAGCTGCATTCTTGTTGGCTTCTTATGCATTTCTATTTAGTCGTAGCAAGTACGATGTTCTCCTATTCGGCATTATCTATACCGTTGCCTTGCTATGGAGTTTATACAAGGTAGAATGTCCACTGAGTTATTATTTAAAAAAGTACAAGGATCCCAACTATGTTCTAGGTAGCAATGTATATTCAGAGGATATCTATGTTGTATTTGGACCGAACTATGTTCCCGCGATGAAACTTTTTTATACGATCGTGAATCCGATTCTGCAAACCGCAACCTTATATCTATTACTGAAACGTCAACATTTCAGTACAATCGTCACAATCATGTACCCGTTATTATTTTATGGTTACAGCACAAGGTTTTTAAAAACGGATTGGTTCAGCCCCCTTTTTACCCTTGTATTTGCTTATATCCTTTATGATATATTCCGTACAAAATTGAACTGACTTGATATACCAGTTTTAAGTATAGCAAAATGCCACGAATTTATTTAACGATCATGAAATGTGGAGGTATACCAGAGTACCTGGTTACAATAAAGAATGAAAACACGGAAGGAGAAATGCGCGTATTTCAGACGGAACAGGAAGCACGAAAATGTTATCAGACGTTGATTCCATACAAGGATGAATCATCCTTACTTGAAAAATTCAAAACGTACGTGTAAGCGCTCAGTTTTTTTCGAAAAAAAATCTGGTGCTCAGCGTGTGAAAAGAGCAGCAACCCGTGCACGAGCACGTTCCTCTTGAAGGAGGCGTTGCTCAGCCTTGATCGCGTCTATTTGTGGTTGTAGCCGCTGGATGTCGGTTTGGATTGGGGCATTGGGTTCGAGCATGATGAATTTGTGCTTATACTCTATAAGATAATGAGTTTCAATTTTATCAAGATAAACAGAATTTGATAATCTATGTAATGTTCATACCCCATCCAGACGTGAACTGGGCTAAACTATCTTCGAATCCAGAAGTACATCTTTTAGAATCCCATTTAGACAAAGTCCATTGGAACATTCTCTCTCGGAATCCATACGCCATTTATTTATTCCACTCACATTTGGAAAAAATAAACTGGTACTTGGCGTCTCTCAATCCAAATATCGTACCCTTTTTAGAAAGGCATTTGGATAAAATCCATTGGCATGGATTGTGTCAAAATCCAAATGCCCTCCCTTTACTGGAAAAACATTTGGACAAAGTTCATTGGGATATGTTATCGCAAAATCCAGGTGTCCTACCTCTGTTGGAAAAACATTTGGATAAAATCC